GTATGACAATCTATCCAACGCTGTAAATGCGGGTCAAAAAGAGTTCACCAAGGACTTAACCGAATCCGAGAAGGTCTTGAAACTGCTCAGGGATATTGCCAAAGAGTATGGCATAGAACTCGATAAGAAGCAGGCAACCAAAACAATCAAGGATCGGACGCGGGCCCTCGAAGGCGAAGTGAAGGTTCTCAAGGAGGCATACAGCCGCTACCAGTCTCTCAAGAAGGTCCGGGGCGATGCTCTGGCCGCCAGCGATGTAGAAAAGCTGTATGGCGATCTGGCGAAGAACTTCAACTTCCTCACTCCGTCACTCGCGCTGACTCCGGAGGAACTGGTGGCGCAACTCAAGAAGGCGGCCGATTACGCCCAGAAGCAACTCAACAACAAGAACGCGGCCCTCAAGTTCAATATGGATGTCTCCGACACCTCCTACGACGCGCTCAAGGAGGGAATAGAGAAGGACCTCAAGCGTCTGGCGAACGACATCACGCTCCAGAACGAGGCCAAAAAGATGTACGAGTCTATTTTGGCGGCTACTGGGGATATGAACTTCGCGGCCCAGATCACCACTTCGACTACGGGCCTCGACACACTGGATGTGTTCAGCAAATTGCGCGAGCAACTCAAGAAGACGCTGACGGCATACCAGACCAAAAGCGGTGGCCTAATCGACTGGGACACCCTCTTCGCTACGGACGAAGCGGGCAACAAGACCGTGCTCGACATCAAGAAGGTGCAGGCCGCGATCAAGGAGCTCCCGGAGACCGTCCAGACTTCGGCAAAGTCGGCTATGAACGCCTACTTCAACTACGAGCAGGAAACGGTCAAGAAGATGGCCGAAAGCGTCCAGAAGTTCGGGGACTATGAGAAGCGGCGAAACATTATCGCCGCGAAAGCGGCTGAGGAGCGGGCGCGGATCGAGTCCAGTACGATACTCACTCCCGACCAGAAGACTCAGGGAGTTGAGGCCGTGAATAAATCTGAACGCAGGCAGATCGCGGGAGTGAATCTCGACGAGATTAAGAACCTCGAAATGTTTGCTCAGGCATTCGGCGACTTGGATCGCGTTGGCACCAAGACGCTGGGGAACCTCACCTCCATGATGAAGAACTTCTATGAGGCGTCCAAAAACGATTTGGACCCGACACAACTCCGAGAGGTCGTGAGGATCATTCAGAACCTTGAGGAGCAGTCGTGGGAGCGCAGTCCCTTCGCGGCAATCAAGGAGGGAATAAATGACATTCTGACCGGAACCCGAGAGGTTCAGGCGGCCGAAGCGAATCTCGCGGCGCAGGCGGAGATCGAGAAGCGAAACGCT